TAACGTTGAGGCAGCTTGGCGCAGTGGCGGTTTAATAGTACATCCGTTCATTTCAGCACTAATGATTGTAAAATGTACTAAAGTTTGGTTATGGTAGACAGCCGCCATTTTGCCAAACTGCTTGTTATAGGCTGATTAAATTTTGAACGATGGCAAAGGAAGGTACAGTCTATATTGGTGATGTTGTTAAGTACACCGATAAGGCAAAAAAACATTTAGGTAATGCGGTAAAGGAAGATGCAAAGCATTATCATATTGTCAAATCAGTTGAGCATAATGGTCAGATGTTGAATTTTGAAGATGGTAGCTGTTGTGATACATATTGGGTAAAAGTAGTTGCTAGGGCGGCAAAAATTTAATTTGCCTATAACGATTGGCTATATGCAATAATTGTGGCAAAATAAATTTATCAACACTATGAAAACTCAAAAATAGTTTACCATATTTGCATTATGATTATCAAGCTAGGATTTGAACATAAAGGGTTTTTATTTGGTTGGCACAAAAAACAGCTATACCGATTGAAGGGAGAAATAAACGGCAAAAACTACGGGTTTAGAAAATTGCCATTAATCAAAATCATGGGCAACGATGGTTATAGAGTTAAGACTGATAAATTAACCATTCAGCAATGTATAGCAAAGACTACAACATTTATTGAGCCGTTCATTATGCCACAACATGAAGATTTACCTTTGCCCTTTTAGATTGTGCATAAAAAAGTTTATTGATTTGAATGAGAGGTATTGATGATAAATTATTACCAAATATTATTAAAAATAGAATTTAGATATGTCTGAACAAGTGAAAAATTTAAGAAAAAAAACAAACGAAAATAATGAGTATATTCCTGATATTTTTAATACGCAGATAAAGGCTTCTAAGGATATTGAGGATGGTATTATTTCAGCGTTATTGATTGATATAACTTCTTTAGATGAGGTTTCTAATATTCTAAAGCCTGAAATGTTTTATTATAATGTCAATAAGATAATTTTTGAAGTTATACTTTATCTTGAAAACAAAAAAATAGGTATTGACCTAATTACGGTAGCTGAAGAGCTTAAAAACAGAAATAAAATTATTGAAGTCGGAGGTGTATTTTATCTCACTCAATTAGCTAATAAAATAGGCAGTACAGCGCATATAGTATCTTATGCTAGACTGTTATATGAAAATTTTCTTGAACGAAGAGTTGCGCAGGTTGGTGTTGAGATTTATAAAAAAGCAATTTCACAAGAATTGGATGTTTTTGATTTAATTGATTATACAGGAAAAAAGATTTCAGAAGTAGCAGATAGTATTCAGGGTAGCAATCAGTCAAAAATGTCAGATGCAATTTATGAAGAATTAAAACTTATTGATACCCGAATGTTTAAAGCGCAAAATGGGTCTGTGCTAGGTGTTCCTACGGGGTTTAAGAATTTAGATTACATTACAGGTGGTTGGCAAAAAAGTGATTTAATTATAGTTGCGGGTCGTCCGTCTATGGGAAAAACAGCAGCAACATTAAATTTTGCTCGAAATGCTTCTGTTTTGGGAAATATTGGTGTAGGTGTTTTTTCTCTCGAAATGTCAACAAGTCAACTTACAGCTCGTTTAATGTCTTCTGAAGCAGAGATAGAAAATGATAAATTAAGAAACGGTAGAATGAACCAAAATGATTATGCTCGACTTACAAGTAGCATTGATTTATTGAAAAATGCCAATATTGTAATTGACGACACTCCTGCGTTATCTATTATTGAATTGAAAGCCCGCGCTAGAAGGATGAAAGTTGAAAATAATATAGGTTTGATAGTGATTGATTATTTGCAATTAATGAGTGGGAGCGGGAAAAAGGCAGAGGGTAGTAGAGAGCAAGAGATTTCCTCAATATCTCGCGGATTAAAGGCGTTAGCAAAAGAATTGGATATACCTGTTATTGCTTTGTCGCAATTAAGTAGAGCGGTTGAATCTAGAGCAGGTGATAAAAGACCTATTCTTTCAGATTTGAGAGAATCGGGTTCAATAGAGCAGGATGCAGACATAGTAATATTTCTTTATCGCCCCGAATATTATGGTTTGCCATTAACAGATGGCAGTGATAGCAAAGGTGTAGCAGATTTTATTATAGCTAAACACAGAAATGGTTCTTTGAGTGATATTAGAGTAGAATATGTGTCTGAATATACAAAGTTTAAGGATTATGTTTCTACTAAGTATCAATATAAAGAAGAAGATAATTCGCAAAAAGTAGAATCAGATAATTATGCTCCAATTAAAAAAGATAATAACAAGCCTAAAGGTCTTACTCCATTAAATATAATATTGCAAGAAGATAATAATCAAGATGACACTCCATTTTAATAACAAAAAAATTGAATAATATTAATATGTGCAAAAATAATGGGTCGGATTCAACCCAAAAAAATATAGAAATGTATAAAAGCGGTTTAATATTTATTTATATAGGAGCGTATTCGAGGTTGCTTATTGGTATGTCTTTTTTTAAAGATGGAGATGGGATTGAAACCGTCTATTTTGATAGGAACATAAATATTTCCGAATTTATTTTAGGATTTACCTTTTTTGAAAAAAAGGATTATCATGCTTTTGGAGAAGGTTATTGGAGCAATATGCAGGAGCATAGTAATAATCTCATACAATTTTCAAAATTACAGCCAATAGCCTTAACAGGTAAAGAAAGCAAATCTGAATTTGAGGATATACTTCATGCACTAATTTGATTTTGCCCTAATTTAGTGGGCTAAAATCAAGGTTATGTATTTATTGAAAAAATATTTTGAATCAAGTATTCTTTTTCTTTCGGGATTCTTCGTAAACAGTCCTGATACTCCTAGCATGAAAAGGCTTTGTGGTCTTTTGTGTACCATATTCCTTTGTGCAACTCTTTATCATAATAGTTTTAGTGATGAAAAAATAATGCCGAGTACGCCATTGGTTGAAAGCGTTGCTTTGTTGGCGTTTGGTTGTTTAGGGCTTACATCCGCAGAAAGTATTTTCAAGAAAAAAAAATAGAAACATCAGCTACGGTGTTTTCTATTAATTAAATGATTGAATGAAAAATTTACCAAAAGAAGAATTGCTTAGTAGGCTAGAAGCGATTAATCGCAGTAATGCCATTATTTATTTTGACCTTAATGGAGTTATATTAGGGGTTAATGACATTTTTTTGGAAACAATGGGTTATGGTAAAGGTAATCATGATGATATTATTGGAAAAAAACATAGCATTTTTGTATGTGAAGATTATTCAAGGTCAATTGAATACGAGAAGTTTTGGGATATATTAAGAAGTGGTAAACATTATCAAGGTGAGTTTGAAAGAATAAGAAAAGATGGGAGTCTTGTAAATCTTCAGGCAACTTATAATCCAATTTTTGATGAGGATAATAAGATTACCAAGATAATGAAAATTGCTACTGACATTACTGTAATTGTAAATAGTAAGAAACAAATAGATGCAATTAACAGAAGTACGGCTATTATTAGTTTTAACATTGATGGATATATATTAGATGCAAATTCTATATTTTTAGAAACTATGGGCTATAAATCCAATGAAAAAGATAAAATCATTGGAAGGCATCACAGTATTTTTGTTAACTATGAGTATTCTAAGTCTGATGAATATACTAAGTTTTGGCAAGAATTACGAAAGGGAAAATTCTTTGATGGAACATTTGAAAGAAAAAAAGTAGATGGTTCTATTGTTTATTTACAAGCGTCTTATAATCCTGTATTTGACAGCAAAGGAAATATAACCGATGTAGTCAAAATTGCAACTGATGTTACTGATTCTGTAAACAATAAGAAAAAAATAGATGCCCTCTCGAAAGATTTGCAAATAGAACTAGATAATTCTCAAAAACTTAAAAACTCAATTGAGATAGAAAAAAATAATGCTTTGAACGACTTAGACACTATGATTAAGAAAAGTCAATCAGAGTTAATTAAAACTATTGTAAAAGTTGCTTTGATGGTTATAGTTGGTGTAGGTGTTATAACTACTATTTTATATTGGATGGCGATGATTACAGGTAAAGATACACAGATAATTGGCTCAACTTGGAGTAATATGTTTAGCGTATTGCTAACAAATGCGTTTTCAATAGTTGGTACAATTATGGGTATTAAATATGCAACACAAGAACCTAATAAATAATAAAAAATGAGCAAAATTTCAAATCACATTACGATTAAAGAGGCAACATACTCTGCAACAGGCGAGGCAAGAGGTATTGATAATAGCCCAACTGAAGAACATTTAGCTAATATGAAGCTATTAGCAGAAAAGGTATTTGAGCCTTTAAGAGTATGGTATGGAAAACCAATTAAAATAAACTCTTTTTATAGAGGTAAGGCTCTTAATGCAGCTATTGCAGGTAGTAGTTTAACAAGCCAACACTGTTTTGGTCAGGCTATGGATATTGATACTGCCACTGATAATAAAAAGTTGTTCAATTACATAAAGGATAATTTAGATTTCGACCAACTAATTTGGGAATTTGGTAATTCTGATAATCCCGATTGGGTTCATGTCAGCTATAAGGGATTAGGAAACCGAAAACAAATACTTAAAGCTAGTAAGGTTAACGGAAAGTCCGTTTATACACCGTACTAAATCAACATTATATTGTTGATAAGTTTGTGCAAAATAAATTGTTCCGATAATATAAATAATTTGAAGAATTAAAATAAATCATTATGTTTGCATCATAATTGATTTTGTGATGAATATTTTTGTATTAGATATTGATGTTACTAAATGCGCTGAATACCATAATGACAAGCATTGTGTTAAGATGATTCTCGAAACAGCGCAATTACTATGTGGTGTTCATTGGTTGAATGGTATAGAAGCACCCTATAAACTAACTCATAAAAATCATCCTTGCGCTATTTGGGTTCGAGATAGTTATTCAAACTATATATGGCTTTTGAATTTGGGTAAAGCACTTTGTGCAGAATACACATACAGATATGGTCGTAAACACAAATGCGAAGAAATTATTGATTGGTGTATTTTAAATAAGCCCATGTTATTAGATAAAGGTATTACTGATTTTCCTTTGGCTATGCCACAAGAGTATAAAGTAAACTCTGCTATTCAAAGCTATCGCAATTATTATATTGGCGCAAAAAAAGATTTTTGTAAATGGACAAAAAGAAGCATTCCTAATTGGTTTTCTGCATAGAAAATATTAGCAATTAACGCGGAGGTTTCTAGTATTTTAAAAATGGCAAATCGCAAATAAATTTTAAACCACATAAAACTAAAATATAATAACATGAAAAAGTTATCCCTTTTAATTTCTCTTTATTTCTTTAGCTTATCGGCATACTCTCAAAATTATATTAACTTTTCCAAGCGCGAGATAATTAACGCATTGTCATCTAAGGGCGATAGCTATGAATTAAAACTTACTAGCGATGGGAGTCAATTTTTGATAAGTCAGGATAGAGTGCTTAATACTTTGAAAAGTTATTATTTTGATGAATCTAATTTGTGTTACCTATATATAAATAGCCATTTTGATATTGAATATTCTTTGCTTGTTGAATTGCTTGATAAAAACTATACAAGGTCGGGGAGTTATTGGTATTCTTCAGACAGTAAAATAAACATCAAGTATAATTCGGAGTATAGCTGTTATCAAGTGATTTTTGTTAGAAAATAAATAAATAAATAAAATGGAAAAAGAGTTCAATCCAAACATTGATTATTCAATCAAGATTAATGGTAGCGAAAATGTGATTAAATTAAAAATATCTCTATTTGACATAGAAGATAAAGGATTAAATGAATGTATTAGAGAAAAGATGAATGGTGAAATATTTATTCAGACATTTGATATAGTATTTAGGAAAATACATTTAACGCATATTAAAGATTTCGATAGAGAAAATTGGAATAGAAAATTTAAGCCCGAATTTAAGAAACGTGAATATAATGATAAAAAATATCGGGTATATTTGAATACAATTAAAGGACTTCCTGAATTAGCTCCAAGATACGTTGATATAACCGCAGAGAATGAGCGAAGGGCAATTATAAGAGCTTTGCATTCAATAAAAGTATTTGACTTTCCTAATGGTTGGGATAATGCTGATGTATCTATGTTATAACAATTATAAAAATAATTTACATAAAAAAAACGCAACATGGTATCTTATTCTATTGATTTATTAGAAGAATTAGCGGAGGCAGAAGAAAATAACATCGAAAAGCATTCAAAGGATTTTGATAATCTTTTCATTGTAAGTGGCAGAGTGGATTGGCAGAAGGTTTCAGAAATTAAAAATCTCATTTCGTATCACGAAGGCAGAAAGTCTATTATTGATGAAATGCTTTCAGAAAAATAAAAATAATGGAAGGACAAATAAATGATAAAGAACAGGCATTGGATTTGGATAAAAAGCCTATCGGTAAAGTATATATAAATATGAGGAAATTGGTTTTTGATTATAATCAGAAACATAAAATAAAGCTAAAAAAAGAAGAGCTTGCAAATTTTGTAATTTCAAAAGGTAGCCCAAAATCTCGTTGGGTGTCATTTATCCGAAAAACAAAAGAGCAATCTAAATATGAGCTTACAATTACAGAGTTGTATAACCTTATGCTTTTTTTTGATATATCAGCAAACGAATTTTTGACTAAATACTGCAAAGCTATATAACGGTTTGCGTATATGCGAGGTACGCCAAACGATAAACTTA